TTTTTGGTCTCGTGATCATAATATGATGCTGTAGCGACCTTCATTGAAGGGCCAATTATGAATGCAATGTCTACTGGCACTCCAGTTGGAATATACAAATAAGCTCTATTTGCCCCTCCACAAGCATCCACCAGATTACCAGAAGCACTATCAACCTCTGTATTTGTAAAGTCGAGACAGATATATTTTGGGTTTATCGATCCATTTTCTTTGAAAGGGAAATTCCATTCACTTGAGTTTCTCATTGAAGCAGGTCTCATCTCAACCAGAGATAACCCTCGTCCTTGAAGATTGCAATTTTCCCATCCATCATCTCCTACTTTCAATACACTTACCCATTTATCCATCCACCATGGTTGCTTATTACTATCAGGTTGACTTCCTACAAATATTGAAAATTTGATGGAAAACACTGGGTTTTTAGTGATAATTGGGTTTATAGGATCTTTTGGAAACTTGACCATACTGATCATATTTTGAATGTATGAGCCCTGGTTATCTTTATTGTCACTTGTAATATATGCCATAGATGAATCTTGTGGTATAGATACTTTATTACCAAAGGTTTCTTTAATTTTTGCATAGTAAAGGACAACATCCAATTCCACTATTTGGATCTGAGAATCATTCGTTACTTTTTTAATATTTTCTGTTTTACGTTTAATAATATCGACTACATCTGTATTTTGTAGTGGAAATAAATTTGTTCCTGTGCGGGATATTTCTTTTATTGGAAGTTCAAATTTAGTGGAATTCATACTGTTATATCCTTGTACATTTGGTAATGAAAATGTAGAGAAGAGGAAAGGGTTTTTGGATGTCATGTCAAGCATGTATGGCTTGCTATTGTCAAATGTAAGGAATATAGGTCGATATAGTAACATATCTATTAGTGTCTTATTTGGAACAACTTTCAGAACTCCTCGTGTAGAATCTACGTAAACTCTCAATCTGCCGAGTGCTACGGCAATAAGGGAGTATGGTTGTAAATCAATTAACATTCCACAATCATGTTTATTACTGTCTATTGAAGCCATTAAAGAGGTTCCTTGACTCGGCTCTGTACAACTTCGCGAAGTAATTGTATTCAACCCACCAAGTCCATATGTATACTCGGGCTTCAAGTAGTTGGAAGAAAGTAAATCATCAAGTGTTGGGACCAATCTTATGAATGACTTAACAGGGCTACTAGGAGAACAAGCTATAGCATTCATACCACTTGCAGCAACATCATCAGATATTTTATTTATATCTACGTTGGCAAACCCTTCCCTTTTCAAAGATGAAGCAAATGTTGATAATAAGATGATAAATACTAACATAAAGATTAATTCATATAATCTTGTCATCATTTTATACTATCCACATAAAAAAATCAATTGAAGTATAAATTGCACTTTTTGGTAAACTCCCTTCTACACATGAAGCATTTATTAGACGTGTTAGACATGCATGTATTACACAAACAATGCCCACATGGAATAAGAAAAGCTTCTACCTGTTTATTCAAGCATATTGGACATGTATACGAGGCATCTGAGTTTTTTAATACTTGATAGACATTTTTCAGTTGTATGAGTTTTTGAGAACTTTTCATATAATCAGAGTTTACCGCTGATATTTTCCTATTTATGTTTTCTTTGAAACCGTTGTCAATAACATTGAATCTTTGATATATCTCTTCAATATCACCTTTAATATTTATATCTTCTACATCAAGTTCATTGATAAACATCAATGATCTCTTTATTTTCAATATTTGCTCATGAAATGTCTGTTTCGTATTTTCAAGTTCTTCAAGTCTATCTTTAAGATTTGAATAATTCAATATCTCATTTTTTAACAACAACTGCCCTTTAATTACAGTATCTCTCAACTCAGCAATTTCTTCATCTGGTGTGTCTACATTCGAAAATCCTTCATGAAAAGCTTCCCGTGTTTCATAAAGTCTGGCACGAAGATCAAACTCTGTATTGACTACATCTTTATTCAATTCTTGAATTATATTGATAGATGAATCACTAAATTGTGTTATTGGGATATTGTTAAATTCGGCATCATCGAATTCTGTTGTTGTTGGGCTAAAGTATCTTATAACACTCATTTACATTTAATCAGGAAAAAACTTATATGTCAAGTGTGCGTCTCTTTGATGTCTTTTTTCTCGATTTCAACATACCATTAATAGATACATCATCGGCTACATCTGCTGTAAATTCGGAACCTGATATATTTGAAATGACTTCAAATGCATCATTTTGGTTATTGAATCTTTCTTCTTTCAACTCATTGAGCAAATCATCCACATTTGTTGGCCCACGCATCTGATGTTTAGGCATTTCCTGCATTTGTGGACTTCCACCACCACCACCAAATCCACCGAACATGCCCATCAATCCGGAAAAAGCACCGGCTCCACTTGATGGGTTTTGTTGTTGCATTGTGTTCATTGTGGCTTCCGCAAACTGACGACGAAGTTCCGGATTTTGTTTTAACACTTGGTCAAGTCCTGGCATAGAGGTCTTGAACATTGAATTTGAGATATGGAACCAAACAGCACTACCACCTACCATAAACAATAATTTCAACTCGGGGGCAATTTTAGCCTTTCCTTTGTACTTGTCATATAACTCTTCAAAAATATCATCATAGTCATTTACATTTTCTGAAATCTCACCAGACCAACCATCAAGTTTGATATCAAAAGGATCAAATTTAGTATTCAAAAATTCTACACCCGTAACACAAGCCATAAGCATTCTCCTTTGAAATCTCACAGATGCCTCTACCTCCTTGTCCCGTTTTAATCTTTCATACTCCACCTTCATTTCTTCTAAACTAGATGACATATTGAATTTTTTTGGCACATTTACACCTCTTTTCTCAAGACGTGAAAACTGATATAGCAACTCCCGTTTCATATTTAGGATTTCCTCATTACTAATTTGTGTCCTTGGCTGTTGCCAACCACCACTTTCTGAAGATACATCTGAAAATGCTTGTTTTTGTGGTTTCGTATAATATCCGCCGGCATTACGATTACTTTTTGTAGAAACAACTTCAATATCACTTATGTCGTCATCTGTTATCTTTCCCCCCCTTCCAAGATCAATTACACGGGGAGAAACATCACCCCCAATATTAAAAGAATTTACAGAGCCACTGTCCATGGTATTTGTTTGATTTACTTTCCTTTGATTCATCAACATATCTACTCCAATATTCGATCCTTCATCGTCCGAGTTAAGTTCAGGCATCCTAATATTAATTGCCGACATCTATATGTTTTGATATTATGAACATGTTTTAAATCTATTTTCAAACGGAAGCCATCTCTTTCTTTTCAATATAATATAATCCAAACAGTAGTGCATCCGACAAATCATCCAACTTTTTTTGGCTATTGAACCAATCTAACTTCTCAGGACACATTTCTTCAATATATGATTTTGCCACTAAAATGCTCAAATCCTTTCTCTCTTTATACGTCGTCTTGCTCGATGTTAAATTTATTGCCTTTTTACATTTCAACTTGTTCATTGCTGACGTGAATTGAACTTCTCTTATAGTTCCATACTGAAGCTTCATCATAGAAAAATATGTGTAAATCATTACAGAAACTGTTTTCATAAAACCATTCTTAAGCAATGGTTGATTTTCTATAAGCACCACATCTGCCTCAAAGTTTTCATCAAAATTTTCATACAAAGTCGATAAAAGATCCTCGCTCAACTCTTCAAGATTGAGTTTGTTACAATTCTTCTCAGTCACTTTTAAATTATTCCAACCCACTATGGTTGTTTTTCCTTCATACTCAAAATAACAATATGCAAGATTCTTTACTCCCACGTCAAATGTTAGTATTTTCATAATCTTATAAAACATGATATAATTTATTCTTATGCTCTACACGCCTTGATTCAACTTTTTATTGATATATGTAACAACTTTACTGTTAAACGATTTAAAAGAATAATTTCTGAATATTCGTTCCATTATCAACCAAAACATATCGGCATCTTTTTTATTCTTATTTCCTGATTGTGATGCACTTTTGTAAAGTTGGCATAATGTATTGTAGTACTGACTTTTCATTTTCCATGCTTCTGTTTGATCACCGGGAATTAGTTTGTATTTTGCTAAAATTGTCGTTATTCCTCCAATATGTGAGTCAATATCTAGATCACTTAGTCCTGTAATGACGTCACATGGGGAAAAGTATTCATATGATGGACACTTGATAAATTTATGCCTTTCATTGGATATGATGACATAACTATTATCTATTAGCACTATCTGTTTGTAAAGGGTTTCTTGACCCTTTAAATTATATTTACTCTTTAGCTTTTTATAAATTATTGGCAATATTCGCGACGTACTTTTTATGACTGTTCCATTTTCAATAATACAATGTTCTCTACAAAATAGGGGGCGATTAAACTTCATTCCAAGACAACCTTCGATAGCATTAATCATCACATTTGCCCATTGTCTATCAGCTGCAGTATAAATATATATTTCTATATTTTGATAACGTGATTGTATTGTCTTGATGAATGATTCAAAGTGGGGCCGTAAAATTCCACATGACAACTCATCCTCTAAAGTTTTGCATTTTTTCTTCATCAATCGTCCAATCTCATTCCTACATACTTGAAGAGTAGTGTCGCCAATTAATGTTCCATCCATATCCAACAGCAATATTAAAGGGGGCTGTGACATTATTGCTTATAATTTACTTCACTTGACATATTATTTTGTAGTTTTTTCAATAGAGAACTTAATTCCTTTTTCAATTCACCATTTGTAAGGGGATTACTTTCTTGATCAAAACTACTTATATCCCCATAAATTGTATTATCAAGGTCATCGGGAATCTTCTTCAAAACGGATTTTACAAAACCATTTAGGTTCTTAACACAATGATTATGTGGTACCTTTCTATAGCAAACATAAAATGCATTATCGGGAACTCCATTCAGCATATGTGATGTATCTACTTTAGTCATATCCTTATAAAATTTGATAAATGCTTCATTCCAAACTCTATTGACAACCATATTCATTATACTCGATAAATAGTATCTCATCTTTTCTTCACTCAATTTTATACTCTTATATTTATCAACAAATTCACCAAATGTGTATTGTTCAATATATGATTGATATATATGGAAAAACATATCATCTCCCCATGGTACCTTTTCCAATATAAAGACATGTCCCGGGAAAAAAACTCGTGAGCCATCAGGCTTGGTAAAGTAACCATCCGTTAACATAACATAATATACATGTCTTTTGGATGTCTTTCTCAAAATATCATTATACATATTCGAAGATATTTTTACGTTATCGTCTTCCTTGCTATTATGCCTTCGAACTACATTATGTACATCACAATGCGCAGTATGTTTAAGGGCCTTCATACCAAAAAAAAGAACAAAAAACATTACTGCTGTATTTAAACACTTTGTCTCAATTAATCGCATGTTATATTCTTTTATTTCTACAGTCATTGATTGCATTAATGGTTTGATGTAATCCTTGATGAGGTATCCTATGTCACACCTTTTACATTTATCTTTAATACATAAACTCATCTTATTATGTATGAAGAAAGATAAAAATATGTCTTTTTATGATAATAGATAAAATGAACATCTTACATGTTCACATCTTTATTGTGTTGTCTGTAACTGTTCTTGTACTTATAAAGTTTAATATGACAATGCCTATGTTCTTGACATTGTTTTGTATGTTATCGATACAGCTTTTCATGGTTTATTACAACTATTGTGTTAATGTTAAAGAACATTTCTCAGATAATCTTTCATTGCATAATTTTGACAAGCAAGCCCTAGAAAAACTTTACAATATACCACATGACGCTCAATTACTTGTGTCAAGTGGATTAGATGCATTGATAGCAACCACCTCCAGCAAAACAGAATCAACAATACTATCTGAAAGAAATAAGAATTATGAATCTGAGTCTACCAGAAAGGAATATAAACATATTGACTATTTTCTTGAAAAAATTCATGTATTTGATGCAAATATTTACGAATCTCTCGTACCAAATTTCTCAAAAGATGATGATCCAACAATGGATATAGACAATATAAAATAAAATCTCTCATAAAAGAAAATCAATGCTCTCAAAAAGTAATGCAATAATAACAATTTTCATGGTGCTTGTGCTGACCTATTTTGTTTTTACTTTGACTAAACTTGTAAAAGAACATAAAAAAGCTGAGTTTTTTGAAGAAAGTGAAAAGGAGGTCGAGGCGAGAAAAGAGGAGTTTTCAGCTGATAAACAATTAGAAAGAAATCTTTTTATTATCAACACTTTCGAAGACTTCCACGAGAGAAAAATAACACCAGACGAATTAAAAACATTTACAGAAATGTTTGCTCAAAATGATGTAAGTAAACAAGTAATGAAAGATAAAATAGAAAATTTCAAGGTAGAACATGTTCCTGATAATGATCATATTGAAGAATTATTAGAAATTTCAGAAAATTTATCCAAATTGGTTGAACATCTAAAGGCAAAATCAAAGTCGGAACCTCCTAGAAAGGATACCAAGAAGAGTATTGAAAAGTTTTCTCAAGGATATGAACCGTTCAACATAACCAACAAATATATGCCCATAATGTAATATTACATATGGGATTCTTGCAATCTCTCATCCGAGTATTAATTTGCATCGCAGTAATGTATGTATGTTTTTTATATATTAAACGTATTGACACTGAAAGATTTTCCCCTATTAATGAGTTGGATACTGGGAAAAATGTCTCATCACTCGACGACACCATTAAGGATAAAGTGGATATTGTGGTAAGCCCTGTTATCCAAACCGTCAATATTATTATTGATAGCATAAATGAAATTCCAGCAAAACTTTATAAAAATTCAATGACGTTTTCAAAAAAGATTGGTGATCATGTGAAAAAATATGCTGAAACTATGACAACTTACAATAGAACTGAAGATGACCCTGAGAATCTCAAGAGCGTTGCTATTAATAAAAGACACAAATTATATATAGACAATCTCAGGAAAGAAAACAGTCCCGTTTATCAACTTCTTGTAAACGAGGCAAACATATTTTATTCTCTCAAGTTTGAAGATCAGGATGCGGCTCTAATAGGGAGTGTTACAAAGTTGGCAAAATATAACAAAGAAATAGTACCACCATTACAGAAAAAACTTCAGGATCTTGCAACTACCTAGTCCAAATAATAATCTGACAGGTTTGCGTATGATCGTTTTGTAGGTGGTACAAATTTTAATTTCAGGAAATTGAAAACAGCTTCTTCTGTCTTGAAGTCAATTTCAACCAGACTACCTTTATTTTCACCAGACAACAACTTCAAACCATATTCATTTAAACTATATCCGTGTTCAAGAGCATACGTTCTCAATTTGACATTGAAATCTTGAGACCCTGTGAAATATAAGAGGGCAAATGGAAACTCCTTTGCCCTTGTATACATGATATCAATTCTTCTGTTAAATTTATGACGTTTAAGGCGACATACACCATTGTATTTCTTAGTTCCTTTTGCAAATGTGTCTATCAAATAATATTCATCGGAGAGAGATTGTACAACCTTTTCAAAAATATCTGTATAGTTTTCTGGATCATCTTTGTGTGTTATCAATACATCTATATCTCCACTATCTTTGTCACCTCTTCTATAACTGCCCATTATCTCAACTATCAACCCAGGGTCTATATCATTTATTTTTTCTTTAATAACAATGCTGTGCTTGTCCATTTCAGTTTTAGGAATTCGTTTCTCAAAATCTTCATAATATTTAAGACCAATTTTCTGCTTGTCATTTAATAATTCGGGTTGATTTTTCAAATCATCTATACCTTTAATATTGTGCTTTTCGTAAAGTTCCCTTCCTCTAATTGGACCAATACCGAATATTTTTGAAAGTTCTGCTACAACATTAACCTCTTCGGTAATATTATGGACTTGCTGTAAATCACCTGTTTCAATTATTTCTTTGATTTTAGCCCTTATTTTTTCTCCTATTCCTGTAATTCCATCCAAGTCCTCCATAATGTGTACTGGTTCAGATCTTGCTTTTAGTTGCCTTATAACATTATCATATGCTCGAACTTTCCATCTGTCATTCTTGGAAAAATCTCTCTTCTTAATGACTTCAAGAATATCAATAATATTTTTGCGATGATCCTTCATTGTTATTGTATATAGTAAATTTTCTTATATATTTGTATCATTTTTTTTATGTTTTTCAAATAGCATTCATATAAATAGAATACTTGTAATATTTCTTAAGTAAATAAATGTTTTCTCTTCAATCACTATTTAACAACTTGGATACAAATTGGAAAGACAATGCCTATATCAAGAATATTATTAATCGTCACGCTCAAGATATAGATTGCAAACTTGAAAATCAGTTTACACAATGTGATTCCAAACTCGAAATTTTTCCACCAAGAGCACAAATCCTACAGTCATTTAATCTATTTGATATGGAACAGTTGTCTGTTGTAATAATCGGACTCGATCCGTACATTAATAAAGGAGAAGCAATGGGCCTATCATTTAGTGTTCCAAATAATATCAAGTGTCCCCCATCTCTAAGAAACATATTCAAAGAACTCAAGCATGAATATGGTCGTGAAAGAATAGATACTAACCTTACAGATTGGGGAATGCAAGGAGTACTCCTTTTAAATTCCTCGTTAACTGTGCTCGAAAAAAAAACAGGAAGTCATGTACACATTTGGAAGCCATTTATTGAAGACATAATCAAATATTTAGGGCAATATCAAGACAATATTGTTTTTATGCTTTGGGGTAAAAATGCAAAGCAATTCCAACATTTAATTGATAATAAAAAAAACTATGTTCTGACAAGTATACACCCTTCTCCTCTTGCTCAAACAAGGGGGAAATTATTTGTTGGAAACAACCACTTTACTTTATGTAACAAATATTTGAGAAAGTATCAAAAACCTGAAATACAATGGATCTAATTTGTATCGACAATATCCATAACTTTGAATCGTGCCTTTACAGAGTATCCATCTAAAATATTTGTATGCGATTTATAGTACTTGTTTATGTATGATCTAAACTTCATATCGGCTTTTACAAAATCACTCATAATATCTAAGAGCAACTCATGCCTCTCATACTCATCTTTACCTTGCGATTTATCAATTATTATTATCTCATTAAACATTATATTAAAATACTCATCTATCAAATTATTTCGCAAAATTTTTACAATCAAGGCAAGTATAGTTTTGTGCTTTCCAATTATCTGTTTCTTATTGTCCACATTACTGCAAAACTGCATGTAATTTGTACTGTCAAGTTGAAAATCCTTAAATTCTCTTTTCTGTATGAAATCCTGTATGTATTCTGATAATAAATTACGGATCACTTGTTTCGAATCTCCATTTGACTTATTGAATACATCATTTAAAACACTAACATACAAGTCCAGAAAACCTGGTTGTCTATGGCATTTATCTAATACATTTTTGATGAATTCCTCAAGATTCTGTTTATCTAGTGATAGATGTAGTTGTTTTATAATAGTGGTATAATTTCTTTTGCTCAATTTATTAAGCAATGCGGTTGTTTCCCTTTCATTACTGCTTATCTTTGACTTCTCAAAGATAGTTTTCCTTTCCACACGACTATGCTGGTGATGGTGATGATGATGATGTCGATTGCTGTGATGATGGTGTCCAGTTGGCTTAGCCCTACCTTTTGCATAGCTTTGAAATGAGCTATAATCCTGAAAACAATCATATTTATCAAGCATGCTATTTACCTTTTGTGATATAGGGTTTGCTTCATCATATGCTATTTTCTTATTTAAAAATGTTTGTTCATCCACTTGAATGAAATCAACCATTGTTATAATATTATAAAAAAGATTTAAGTACTTTTTTATATTAATATTTATCCTTTATGATGGATACAATTTTCAAAGAGTGCAAGAGAATTAACGATGTGTTTGAAACAGAGTATATTAACAAAAGTATTGTCATATGCAATAATCCTGGGGTAATGTATCATCTGAATACTATCCTTCAATCGCAACTATATCCTGTTGAGATTCTGTCGCATGTGCAATTCAAGCAAACACTAGACAAATTTATAAAAGGAAACCTAAGAATGCTTATTATGAGTGATGTCATGTATCAAGTTCTTCATAAGAAATGGACAGAGATGTTTGATGATGTACAATTTGTATTTCTAAGTGGAGAAACATTAATGCCACATTATTTCTATTCCTCTCAAAAAAATATTATCTCTTTATCATTGTAAAGTATATATGGTGAAAAAATCATTGAGTAATGTGAAGCTAACATCATGCAGCATCTCATGGGTCAATATATGTATTGTTATTGTGCTACTCGCAATTGCTATATGGTTATATATTAAACTATTTGCAAAAACATCTCCTGCAAAATCAATGGAAAAATTTCTAGAAAGGAAAGAAAGTTTTAACTTTGATGGTGTTAAAAATTGTGAATCCACTACAAAACCATTTTCATTAAACTTTTTCTACATGGAAACATGCCCACACTGTGTAGACTTTAAGCCCATATGGGGTAAATTCCAAAAACAACTAGTGAAAAGTTCAATATATACCAAAGTCTGCATGTCAGATATCTCAGCTGAAAATGATAGCATTTTAACAAAATACAACGTCACATCATTCCCAACAGTACTTCTGGTGCAGAACAACTCAAACACAAAACCAAAGGTCTTTGAAGGAGAAAGAACTGTTGAAGGACTGATGAAATTTATTTCTCAAAATGTAGCTTCATAACATTATATCCTTTCTTTATATTTTCGTACATTTCTTCCATATCTATGTCAAATCTCATTTTATCAAATGCAAATGATGCAATATTTCCTTTATCAAATTCGATATTAACTATGTGTAATTTGGAACTTGTTATATCAGTATTATTTGCTTTTTCTACTATAGTGTGTATTATTCTACTAACATAATCTAAAAAGTTGTCTATGTTTTTGTTTTCTTGTTTTAATACCGTATTGATGGCTATTGTGTCTTGGAGTGGATCTGTGTATTGATTAACGTATGAAAGCGGAAACGATTCATATATTCCACCATCAACATAGAAACAATCATTGTATCTGATGGGAGTAAATAAGAATGGTATTCCTATAGACATCCTTAGTGCATCTATTACATTCAAGTTTGGATATGTATCAACTGATAAATGTTCAGAAGTTTTTTTTGTAATGTTTGCAACACAAACAACCAAGTTTTTACCAGTTATCTTTGCATATTCTAAAAATGTCGCCTCTTGTCTTTTTAATTTGGTATACATTACTTGTTGCATAAAGGACACTATTTGATTTCCAGAGTCCATACCATATGAATTTGTTATGTTCAAGTTTAAAAGCTCATCCATGTCAAGGGCATGGAGATTTTCCCCAAAAAAATCTGTTTTCAAAATGTCAAGTATTTCGTGAATACTGTATCCTAATGACAAGAAAAAACATAACATTGACCCGGCTGATGTACCTACGTAATTTATAACGTTGGATATCTTATTTTGCTCTTCCAAATACTGTACTGCTCCAAGAACAGCAATCGTTTTTGTAGATCCACCTGAAATTATTAATGTCCGGATCATTTATCTATAATATTTTCCATTCTTTATATAATGTTGTCAGTTCACGATGTCAATCGGTATATGGAAAACAAGAAAAGGGAGAAATATGCAACCTTTGAAACTATTTATGAAAAGTGTAAAGCTATGATTATGAAATATGCGGCCAATAATAAATATAGATTCTTTTTTGAAGTACCCGAATTTATACTTGGCCTTCCACTTTACGACCTGAATGATGCTGTCAAATTTATGTTGGATAAACTTCATAGGAATGGTTACCTCGTAAAATACTATTTTCCTAAATACCTCTATATATCTTGGTCATTTGATGAAATACATGGTGTTATACAAATGCCAAATATTCAGGAAAAAAAACTAATTGCACCTCCACAACCTCCGCCAAGATTATCTTTAGCAACATCTCATATTTCTTCTACCAAATTCCCTCCTAATCCAATTTCTACAAGAAATGCACAGAATAACTCTATTATAATGCCAGATATTCCTCCCATGCATCTACCTCTTCCAAAGTCTACAGCATCTCAACAAAAAACACAACAAGCAAATTTCATAAAATCAATTTCTGACTACAAATCTTCTGGAAAATTCACATTGAATATCTCATGACTTTAATGCCATTCCAATTGTGACAAATTGCTCTAAAATAAAAATTAAAGCTATTCCTGAAAACACATACATTGAAAGATCAAGATAAATTCGTTCGCGATCATCAGTGTGACCACTGCTGTAATGTTCTTTTACAATTTTGGCATCTGGAGAATCAACTGAACTTGGAATTGTTATATACTTATCAACATCTTCTCGTTCCTCTGCATCTGTATCTTCTAATGGATGATGGGTTCTACTATATCTAGCCTTATCATGCCAATCATACGAGCTATAACCCATAATATCGTCATACTCGTCCCGTTTGCCTCTTTCATCATTTTTTGGCTTACACATTTCCCTATTTTTCCTGTTTGTTTTTTTCTTTGATTTTTGCAAGTCGTAAGATCCCCAAATTTCATCAAGGCTTGACCCAACGATGTTGACAACGGTCATTTGTCAATTATTATGTTGTTTAGAAATTATTATGTGCCTTTTTAATAATATGATAAAGCTTCCTGCACCTCTTGCTTATATTTACGCCAACAAATTATACCTTTTCCTATGCTATTGCATACTATTCTTAACGATAGAACATAATATAGCGTTTGGTTCAATTCTACATATCTTATTTTTATTTGGGCATGCCCAGTTTCTTTCTCTGTTGTAAAAAATATTTAATTATAGTAATATGATTGACCTCATTAACAATAATAAATATATGTGGGGATCTGCTATGTTATTTCTGAACCTTGGCTCTAGATTTGTCATGGCTGATATTGGAAAGTTCAATGAAAAACTATTATCAAATGATATTGCCAAAAAATTTATACTGTTTTGCCTTTTTTTCATAGCGACTAGAGATGTGTTAACATCAGCAATATTAACAATGGCTTTTAGCGTCATCATATATGGTCTATTTAACGAGCAAAGTCGATACTCACTCGTACCTAATGATAGTATCATAAAACAAAAAATAAAAAACTATTACACGAATTTGTCTTTACAGAAATAAATATGAATAATGACAAAGGTATTCTTAGTTTCTTTTTTGGAAAAAGAAAACGAGTTCGCAACATGAAACGAGAACCATTTACTTTCGCACAACAAAAAGACGGCACCCCTATCGCATTTGTAAAACAATGCGATGTTGATTATATATTTGATAGTGATTCGTGGACTTGTGTGAAAAGAACAACGCAAAAAGGACGGGATATTGCGATAAAAAGAATCGAAAAATATCAAAATACTTTGATAAATCCTTCATCCATTGCAGGACTTTGGCAATTTAAGGACAATTGTTGGTTCAACTCACTCCTTATGTGTCTATTTTTTAGTGAAAGGACTCGGGTGATTTTCAACGAATTGCGGAAAAACTGGGTGAAAAATGTCACAACCAAATCGGAAAAAAAACATATTTTAAATATTTTCACATTTATGATGGAAATTCCACATTATCATCAAACGGTTTTAAACACATTGGATTCTAATTTGATACTCGATCTTTTACACAAGTATGATAAATCTCTCTTTACACATCCAGGTTATAAAGGTGGGAGTGGAATATTATATTGCAAAAAGTTACTAACTTTTCTAGGGCTCGATGATTATATAGAAATTCGTATAATGTCTTTGAAAAATTCGAAAAATATATACGTAGAAATGAATGAAGGAGATTTTATTCAAATATTAGAAAATCCGTCAAGGAATGCCGTACTAGATACAATTTCAGAAATGTTATTCGGGAAGAATATTTCGTTATGCGCGATATATGTGAATATCGAACACGAGTTCATCTTGCCTTCTAGATTGAACCATCTTGAATTAGATTGTATGTATTTGTCGAATTACAAAAGTCCTAGCAACTTCACTCATGCCGTGGCTGGTATAACATGCCAAGGTGGTACATACTTGTATGACGGCGAGAGAGCATTTCTCAAAAACAATTTAAAGGAATTTCCATGGAAATCTGATAATCCCAAAAGTTTTGCAATGTCATATGATAAAACACAATCAGTGCGATATGATTTCAGTAAGGGGCATAGGATAGGGTTTTATGTCCCACAACATAAAATCTCTACGAATAATAAATGAAACGGGCTCTATTAATAGGAATTAACTATTACAATACGTCTTATGAACTACATGGATGTATCAATGACACCATGCATATGAAAAGTGTCCTCTTGGATAAATACGGATTTAATGAGTCCAATATAACTACTTTGACTGAAAAAGCTCTATTGCCATCAAAAACAAACATTATAAATTGTATAGAAAAACTAGTAAATGGCGCACGCCCAGGTGACACACTAGTTTTTTCATATTCTGGTCATGGATTGAATATCCCAGATTACAATCACGATGAGAAATGTGGATTTGATGATGCTATAGCACCTGTAGATTTCCAAAAAGTAGGTTTTATTAGTGATGATGATCTTTTTAAACTTTTAGTTTCTAGAATTCCAAAAGATGTAACTTTAATTGCCATTTTCGATTGCTGCCATAGTGGCTCTATTTGTGATTTGAGGTGGAATTTTACGTTTTCGGAATACGTCGTTTCAAGTTGGGAAGAAAACAAGAACGAGACTCAAGGAAATGTTGTTGTTATGTCTGGATGCATGGACAATCAAACATCTGCTGATGCCTTTATACAGTATCAAAGTCAAGGTGCATTTACATTTTGTCTCCTTGAAGTTTTAAGACAACACAATTACAACATTATTGTAAAAGAACTTTTGAGAAAGGTAGACATATTATTAGCATCAAACTCATTCCCACAGAAATCTCAAGTATCGTGTTCAAAAAATGATTTGTTTGAAAAAGCATTTTCATTTTAGGATAACGCATTTTATTCTTATAAATTGTTGTGTAATGAAATATAATACTATGTACAATATAACTACATTACAAGGACAAAGGCAATATATGGAAGACACTTATCTTGTTGAAGAAAACTTTATCAATGGTTTGAGTTTGTATGCTGTTTTTGATGGTCATGGTGGCGATATTGTTGCTAAAAAATGCAGCGAAAACTTGAAAGAGGTACTTTTAGAAAACCTTCAAGAAACTCAGTTCAATATTGCCATTTCCCTGACAAAAACATTTATAGCTTTGGATGAAATGTTTGATATTGCCGAAAGCTATATGACTGGAACTACATGCTTAGTTATTCTTAGAGGCCACGATAATATATGGGTGGCGAATTGTGGAGATTCCCGTGTCATAATAAACGCAGGAGATAGTTTTGAGCAACTGTCATTTGACCATAAACCAGTTCAGCAAGAAAGAAAAAGAATTGAAGAAGAGGGTGGAACAGTTATGAATGTTGATGGTATTTGGAGGGTAAGTGGAGAACTTGCAGTTTCACGGGCAATTGGGGACAGACGTTTGCGACCATATGTCATTCCTATTCCCGAGATTACAACCTATTCATTGACACCATTTAATAAATTCATCATTTTAGCTACAGATGGCTTATGGGATGTCATGTCAAACAAAAAAGCAAACGCAACAATTCTTGAACAATACAATAAATTAATAATAGGAGATAAAATGGTACTGGATAATGCAGCCATAAGGATGAAGGAAATAGTTGAGGATGTAATATTTGATAATACCACTTTTATTTTAGTTCATTTAAGACGATAATTTTTTGTCTCTATTAAATAAAATGTCCGCACCAACTATTACATATCAATTCGAATTCGTCGGCGACTATGATGAAAGTGTATTTGCCCAATCACAATATGCATCTGACTCTCTGCGTCTTAAAGTAAAAGATGCTGTTGAAACAGAAGTTAAATTCCTTTCTCGCTTCAGCCAAGTAAATAAAATTGCACAACAAGTAGAAGATGCAGGTCTCGTCTTTAAAGTGTTGCTTGCTAGAGCATAGATCATTTATGAGCTTTCTTCCACATCATTATAGGGAGTTTCAAACAGTGTGACAGCTATTAATTTATTTTGATGATCATATACAGGTATTGTAGAAATAAGTATATGGATATTGTTTAGAATAATATGGAGTTTTATTGTTGATCTTTCATTAAAGGTTGATATTAATAAATTTTTGTAAAAAGGCAATACTGACGGGTGTATGACTGTTGAAATACTTTCACCTTTTGTGTGTTTCTTTAAAAATATTGGCGGGAGCACCTTTCCAGTTTGAGCATCATTGATGTATTTTAAATCAAGGTCTATCAATGATACACGAGCATTCAGCTTGTCAAGAGAGTACGGATATGATGCAATTTTTCTATCGATTACAAGTGTGAAATCTTTTTTTTTCTCATTTTGTTCCTTTCCTCCACCGAAACATTGAAATAATGATTCCAAATTAAAAACATTTTGGCACAACATAAAATTCATGGTTGATTTTATATACACTAATTATAACAGAGACATTTGATGTCAGTGTGTAGAATGCAAAATAGTTTTTATAAAACATCTGGAAATGTTGTGACCATTGACCCACGTTTAAAAACATTTCCATATAGTCATCAACTTGACAAAATGCGCTGTTATTTTTTTGACACAAAAATGACTTGTAATATAGCTACCGATATACCATTATCCAGATTAAATTCCAAGATATCCGACATATTCCCCAAAGATATGTTTTCATTTTTCAAAAATATAATAGAGAACACATATAGTAAGAGTCAAACAATCCATGCTGTTGTTAATGATTACCATGTTTTATACACATCTGAACTATATGTAGATCACAAGGATCGAATTCTAGGTGTTATCATTTATGAGGTACCGTTTTCAAAAGTGGAAGTTTTTAATAATGAGACTATTATTTCACAACAACATGCAAGTGTAATCATCGACGACAACGGCGTTGTAGTAGGAATTCAAAAAAATCATTGGGATGCCTTTATGAAACAAATAGGATGGAACCATGCCAAAAGTGATGCAATCCATTTAAAATATGTAAAAGATATGTTTGATCCTTTTGGATTTCACGTATTTCAATCTCTATACAGTACAATCACAGAGGGAAAAGAAAAGACAATGACTTTATTAAATTGTACTGAAAGGGATAATAGACAACTTACGTTTCTTTCCAATTTTTCGCCATTTGTCATGGATAAAGTGTATTTATTAGTTACAATCGAGCTGGTAGATGATATTGAAGTCGAGTCGATTGAGAATGAAACCATTCAACAACAAAATGACATCAACAAATATATATTTATATGTTCTTGTTGTAATCGAGTTCTTACCTCGGTTGATGACTCAGTCATGGATACACATAAGTCAAATGTAATACACTACAAATCTATTATTCATCCAATGAATGACAAAACATACAACCTTCCTCAAATGGGCAAAAGAGGACTATTAGGACAACAAAGTCCAGAGTGTTTAGAGAAGAACACCGATGGTTTGTATGATATTTGGATCAAGAAAAAAAAAGAAAAACATTACTCAACAGGAAATGAAAAATCAACAATTTGCAATATATGTAGAGATGAATGGAAATATATTATCAATCTGATATCTCAAGAATGATGTTGCAAATATTGTGTTAGATCTTCTGGTGTTCCCAAGCACCAAAAACGTTCACAGTGAACTGTTTTTATTTTTTTGTTATCTTCTATTGCTTCATTGTAAACAGGTGCTGTGTAGAATTCATTATTCACTCGTATATTTTTAGTAATCATTTGTTCTGCATAATGAACAAAATCACTCCCATGTTTCCAGAAATACAAACCTGTAGTTGCATTGTTGCTAATAGGTTTCTTTTCAGCTACTTCTACAACATAGCCATCCTCATCCATTTTTGCATATGAAAACTTTGGATGTGTATTCGTAAAAGTTGAAATGCAACCATCCACACCTTCGCTCATACTTGCATATAGGAATTTATATGCATCCCATTCCAAATATTGGTCGGAGTTTGCAATAATTAATGGGTCTCCGTTATTGATGAACTCTTTTGCCAATAGAATTGAACATGCCGCTCCTTCTGTAACTCCTTCTGTAATAACAATCTCACAATTGGGAGCAATGAGATTCAACACATACTTCATGTTATATTTTTCATAATGTTCCTTTTGGACTATGAAAATGTACCTTCCTTTAATACCAATATTTTCTACAACCACTTGTAACATAGGTTTACCATTCACTTCTATGAGTGGCTTTGGCATTGTGTATCCTGCTTTTGAAAATCTACTTCCCAGACCAGCTGCAGGAATGACAATATTTACCATTTTTTCTCCATTGACAATCTCCATGCTATTATATTTATCAATTAATTCGTATTTGTTTATATAGTTTAAAACCTTATCTAAAGTAAAATCTTGAACATCCTCAATTGGACATACATAAGCGCCTGAACTATATGCAGACTTGCGTCCAACAGGACTATCTTCGCAAATCATTACTTCCTTCGGTGTTAGATGTGCTCTCTCAAAACATCTAAAATATATTTCTGGGCTTGGCTTAGGAGTTTTTACTTCTTCATTTGAAATAAAGAAATCAATATATGGCATAAATCCCTTCACATACAATGCATTTTTAACCGTTTCCCATATACTATTGCTAGCACAATATATTAAATATCCACGACTTTTCAATTCTCTAAATATGTCTATTATGCGCACATCTTCCTTGAATTCTTCAAGGATCACTTCCTGTGTGACATCTTGTTTTTTCTTCCATACTTGATCATAAAGTGCAGGATTCAACCCCTTTTCCTTTGTCAACAAATTGAGTTTGTATTTTGTTGGGTGTCCGTCATATTTAGCAAGATGCTCATCTCGTCCTATTACATATTCATCCCCAATCTCACCCAAAGCTATGTTTAATGCTTTGTAATGAACCTCACGACTATCAATAATTACACCATCCAAGTCAACTACTACAAGCTTTATTGGCATTGTTTATAAACAATGTCATTTTTGTAACAAACATCAAACTTGTTCAAATTTGACGACTTTAATACCAACCTCGTCAAACATTTCTTCTGATATTTTTGCATCTTCTCCCCATGTAACGCTATCATATTCAGGAACCAGAGTGTATATTTTTTTAATACCTGCTTGTAAAATAAGTTTTGCACAACTAGAACAAGGGAATTTCGTTACAGCCATGACAGAATTGTTTATAGCAGTCCCTGTCATAGCAGCATTTGCTATAGCGTTTCCTTCTGCATGACATACATATTTATACTTATTTGGTCTCTCCCACCGACCCGCTTTTTCATCATTCATCTTTCTCGGAAATCCATTGATACCACAACTTTTAATGCAACTAAAATCTTCTGCTAAAATAATTGCACCTACCCGTGTGTGTGGATCTTTGCTAAACAATTCTGCATTAACCTGAGCAAGTTTAATATACTTCTTTGCCTTTTCAAGTTCTTTTTCGTCGCCCATTTCTAAACTTATATAGGATATGTTGCCCTAAATAATTTGTATTTTCATTTTTTATTTTCACATAAAGATTTGAATATATCATCATAAAATATAGGATGTCTAGTGAAATACGTATATTCGATTTCGACTCTTCTAGCCTTGTATCAACAAACGTACATGAAACAAGAGATGAAGAAATGATGTATTTTCGATAATATGGCGTATATTGATCCTGACTTCATTTCTGAGATTTCCAACAGTGCAGTGATAAACATAAAACACATCATCGGTGAAAAGAAATCTCGATTGGAAATTATAGACCAACTCTTAATAAATGGAATTGATGTCACAGCACGAACGTGCCATACCAAGTTTGGGAAACATGAATTTCTTATAGCAAAGTATATGGATGATGATATTTACATTGATAACACGATGTCGCTATTATTTGACACAGCGTACTTATCATTTGTTGAAATGCCGGAAGTATTTATAGGTAATGAAGAACATTTACTACAATTGATATTTTATGTTTGTGGAAACATTTCCAAATATTACCATTGTCATGAAATAGCGTTACCTCCGTGGCGGCAATTATCACATATCAAGAATTTTTGGTTTTCTAAATTACATAATCAAATATTTTATAATCATTATGGGTATAGAGATACTTAGTTTAAATTGCCTTTGTTTTTCGCTTTATATAAATTTAATGGATATCATCAAATCTAATCTTATTTCTAATGCTCTATGTTTGCTATTAAAACACAATGTAAAACAAAGAACAATTTTTTCATGGATTCGTGACGCTATTGAGGATGAGGCTAAACATATTCCAAGAATACAAGTTCTTTTCAACAATTGCCATGGTGGCTTCGATTATAGTGCAGATTTTGAAAATTTCTTAAAACAGTATAACACCGACATGTGCATTTTCAATAAAGACCTTCGTGTTGCTAATGTCAAGTATGTTAAGCCATTTGGAAAGTTAATGGTGGATACATTTCCCGACCTTCGGGATTTGATTTATATTTATCATATGTATCAAATGGACCTGTTAGTAGAGAAAATTGCAAACCTTCACGACACAGAAAACAAACTAGAAAACTTGAAAGTTAATTATAATATATTGAAACAATATTTTGAAAATCCTGACAGTGTGTTCTGCGAGAATGGTTACGATGAAAACTATGTGAAACCATTTATACATACACTGCATTTGAAAACTGTTGATTATAGCAAATTTGCGAAAAAAGATCTGCGACATCTCCTGGATTTATGTTTGCAAGATTTACCTCAAAAACAACTTAAGAAACACATAATGGTTATTCGAGATGAAATTATAGGAATCATAGGAAATGATGAAGAAACTTTTGATGATTTACTTCATTACTTTACCGCTTCGAGAGATAGCTCGACATATAGACGAAACAATAGTTTTATAAGTTTCATCGATTCTGCCCGAACGTTCGGGGTACTTGAAGAAAAAACATGGATGAATCAATTTAAATACAACGAGATGTGTATTAAATATTTGATAAAGAAAAAAAGAGAGTGTTGGTGGGGTAAGAAAACACCTGAAGACATCTCGCATATTTATGATTTTTTTGTTACAAAAAACCTGTTTGAAATTGATCATGAAATTTTGGAAGATGTATATCATAATGTAGGTCTATTATGTGCTGGATCTGAATACAGTGATATCTGTGTTGCAACACTCCCGGGACTTGTTGACTGGGATATTAAGGACTATGATGGCAAAGAAAATGTATACGTTTTATAATCATTTAAAGCTTGTTCACAATACAAAATTATACTTGGATATAATGAAACTCGCCATATTTGCATTGCTCACATTGTCATTTTGTGTTCTTAAGGTAGAATGCCGTGGTGGAGCCCCAAAATGTTCTACATGCCCTTCATGTATGAAATGTAACCCATTGATTGGATGTGTATATAACAATTATCAAACATGTAGCACCCCTGACGGAAAACTCCAAGGAACTTGCTTTAGAGGGCTTTGTGATACAAAGCTCAAAGTACCATCAATTCCACCCATTTGTAAAGTGTGGCATTGTAATATTAAAAATAATTGCACTCTTGGAAATGAAGTCAGTGGCATTGACTGCACACCAACAGGTTCTCTAGTAAATTATGCTTGCTTTAGTGGTAAATGCAAGCCATTTGTTGATGGACTTGATAAACTTGGAAATAATGTTGGTTGTCAGTTCTTCATTCAAGGTACATTGTGTGATACAAACGGTGTTCTCACAGATGGTGAAATTTGTGTAAATGGGCTTTGTGTTTATCCACCAGCAGGACCCCAATGTCTTTGTTAAAGTTTGGAATGGTAACACGTGGAAAACACCAACTTATTTTTAACTGTATCAAATACTTCATATTGATTTTCTCTATGATTTCTATCCAACGAAATTATATTACATATATAGTGTATTCCTTCATTCTCTGAAACAAAGCTACAAATAATATCTTTGTTGTGGTAAATAATGTAGCGCATATTGTTATTTTGTATATTTTTAATGAACATCAATTTTTTATATGGACAACAAAAATTATTTTGTCACATACCTTCTATATCAATTATCGATATTAAATGTGGATAAACTGATGTATTATAAAGCACGTCATCTGGTGTGTTAATGTTGCTATCATAGTTTATGATTGTCATATATCGCATGTTCTGAGCACGCACTAAACTCACAATGGATTGAAGATCAACAACATTACTTGTAGGAATCATCACCACTGATATAGTTTTATATTTTGGGATTGAGATTCTAGATACAGTCATATGATTTTTCCTATTTTCTTTTGAAACATCACTAATTTTACACCGTGCATGTTGGTGTCCACTAAAATTCATCATTACATACTATATCATTATTTAAATATTTCATATTTTATATAATATATGTCATTATGTACATGCACCACTGCAGAAATACTTCCATTCTCTGACAATATTTCACCATTTAGAATTCATCCAGAATCAAAATTATATCATCTTTCAGATTTTGGCTTTTGTTTTATTATCCAACACGGATCATCATTCAGTATTTTAGATGAATTTTTATTGGGGACAAATTTGACAATAACGGATTTTGAACGAAATTATATTTATCATGCTCAATATTTGTACACAACCAGAAAACAAGACGAATTGTATAAAATGTTTGAGATTATCAAGCTAAATGTCAGAATCTCACGATGGAATTTAAATACGCTGATTTGTATACCATCACAATTTGAAAACTAATTAAAGGTTTGTTGATATAGTAATGTATAAAATGGGGCTCAATTTTCTGTTTTTTGATAACCATGAAAATCTAGTTGATACCTTGCCATGTAAAGGACTTCTGGATAGTAAGCATTATCATGTAATAGCCCCATTTTTGAAACACGAACTTCATTCATCTGATATGGCAGAATGTGCTCTACATGTAATGGAATATCTTGAAAACAATTTTCCATGGGTTCTTAAATATTCGGATATTGAAGATTGGACTTATGAACCTAATTACCAATTGTTTCATAAACTGATGCATAGACAAGATTATGATTCATTACAAAAATATTACAGAATGGAGGAAGACAAAGTTGCCATGTTTGCCGACAAAACAAAACTATATGACCTTTGGAAGCTGAAGAATATTTATGAGATCATGCAAAAATATAGCATCAAGACAAACTACTATGCAGTTTTCTCATCCTAGTCTCGTGTTTCTATTTGAATATTGCGCTCCGTCTTATGTTCAGGAATTGTTCTTTTTTTGTAATCAATATGAATGAATGCTCTTTCAACTGTGTGGAGAGTTTCGATTTTATGTTGAAGTTCCAATCCAATGTCATGAGACTCTTCTACCGTCATGTTCGATGGCATTATCAAGTCAAGTTCCACAATATATTTTGCACCAAAATGATATGCGCGTACTGTATCGAGTGAAACACAAGAATGATGTTCCTGTGTCATTTCTTTGATTTCGTTTATGAATGGTTCTGGAGCCGCTTTTCCTATGAGTTTTAAAATGTTATTGTAAGTAATTATACTCCAACGTATTATTATTATCACTGATATAAATATGGCCAATGCCGGATCCATCCACCAACCATTACGCCAAAACTGCACAACTATCGTGGCTATTAATGAAGTGATATTACTGAAGACATCATTGAGATGATCCTCCGCCAAAGCTCCTATTAGATCTGAATGTTCTTTTAGAGAATTACAATAAATGTACAAACATAGCTTTAAAATGACATTTACACCTTGAATGGTATAAACTAATACGCTTATGTTTAATTCAGGAATTTTTCCTTTGATTAACCCATCGACTAAATCATATGAAGAATATTGTATGACTTCAATACATGATATTATCATTATGTAAGCACACATCATTATGGCTACTGCCTCCAATTTCGCTCTTCCAACGGGATATGACGGACTGGGTTTCGCAATTTTATACTCCGCGAAAGAAAGAACAAACTGAGACGCAATATCCACAGCTGAATCCGCCAAACTCGCTAAAATTGCTTTTGATTGGGATGTAGCAGCAGCATATATTTTCAGCCCCAAGATTGCGATATTTCCAATCCAAGATAATAATGTTGCCAAACGAAGATGTACGCTTGTATTCATTCAAGTCTCTTATAGTGCATCTCTTATGTCCTTTTTATATGATGTAAAATAAATGAATAATAAAGTTATAGTTCAAAAAGCAGGAAAGGTGTACGGTAGTGGCACATTTGGAGAGGTGGTTGATGTTTCTGAACTTGTAGATATTAAATTTTATGACACAAATTTAACATTAATAAATGCCAAATTTCCACTTGACGGTATCGTGCTAAAGCGATTCAAAAAACTTAAGAATGTTAATGCCAACATTAGTGTGGAAGACTTTATAGATTATGTTGTAAAGAGAAAGTCTAATATAGACAAGCTTCCCGAAGGTCTCCCATCCGCATATGAGGATGTTGTAACGGAAGTAGCTAATATGGCTGTGCTTTCTGCACTTCCAATCAAGACACCATTGGCTAAATTGCGAACGCGTACAATATTATTCGCTGTTGTGAATAAAAATGAAATTCTGCCTGTTTATAGGCTGTATGATGGCGACCTTTCACATGCTTTGAAAGAAAATATTGTAGACCTTAAAGTGTTTTTACAAATAACAAGAAAATTATTACAAACTGTAAAAGTCCTTCATGACAATAATCTTTACCATTTTGACATCAAACCTGTGAATATTTTATATAAACAAATAGGAGATGCTTACGATTTCTCCCTCACAGATTACGGTTTCTTAGGTTCAATATATTCAAATGGATATGCAGGAACCCCTAGGTATCAAAGCCCATTAACAACATTCCGACATGAGTGCGATGATGATGATGACCCTGTGCGTTGTCAAGAAAAAATAAACTCATATCGTGAAATATCAGACCTTTATAATGTAACTGGGTTGAAAGTTTCGCTAGCAGCTGAAACATGTCATCCAGACAACGAGCATGTTAAAACTGTTTTATCTGAATGCAGTGAGCATTCAAAGTATATGTTGGAATTAGCAAGTAAATTATCAAAAAGAATGTCATACAATAAAATTGAATCTTTAGTGAAAAACATCCAACAAAGCATCACAGAGTTGTGTGGTACAACTAACAATGCATCTACTTTTGAAAGTAAATGTGACTCTCTATCTGTTTTAAGTAGAGAGATAATGGGTGTAATATTTCAAAAAAATGAATTACATGCTATAGGAATAACACTCGAAGACCTTTTCAAGGCAATCAAAAAGGTACATAAAATTGATGACACGCTTTCGCAACTGATTGATGATTTTGTTAGACATTTGACACATGCCACTTTGTTTCAAGATACAAACACTTCCCAACAAGATATCTACTTCTGTGATGAGGCTCTAGATTTTTTTGACAATACTATAGTGGCCGTGTACCACAATCTACAAAAGAACAACTCTAATGCACAAACTGCTGGCAGCATGAAAAGAAAACCGAAAGCCGTCAAGAAGCCAACAAAAGGACAAAAATAACAAAAATTGCGAGATGGCAACTTTTGTTATTATTTTTTATGTTTTTTGTGCTTTTTCTTCATCTAATTTTTTCTTTATCTTCTCTACAACAGAAATTGGGCATTGTTCGCCTTCTGGATATTTGAGAGCCGCCCGATCACAACATCGTACTTGCGGAAACTGAGCTCAATCAGACAGTGATACAGGTTGTGCACGACGTACCGATCAAACTCCCTGGAGAAAGAGTTTTCGACCGCATTGTCAAAGATACGAATCGTCTCGTTCATCACCTTGGCGGCCTTGGTATAATTCTTCTTCTCGATCAGACTCAACAGGCCACCCATACGGCAGTCCAGAATGGCCTCATTCATCAACGCAATGGAGACGGACATATTTGCGCTTCGGATACTTTCGGGAATATGTGTACGATTGTTTCTTGTATGATAAATACAGATTGTTCCTTTCAATTTTTTTCAATTTCATAAGGAATTTTGTAAAAAAAATTCGGGAGAATTTCAGCAGGCGCGGGAGTTTGATGAGTTGTTACATTTACAGCCTTTGAGCTCGTCTGATAAAGTCCCTGTCAGCGGCAACTCATTAAAAAAACCACCCCACACAAGGGGAACCACTCCTTGGCCACGTCATCCAACAGTTCTGGCATCGCACTTTGAACACGCACACCACTGACAGATGCCCAAATTCCATCAGCCCAAAATACGAGTAACAAAAATTGCACACGGGCAACTTTTGTTGTTATTTTTTGTATTTTCTTCATTTTCCCGCCGAAAGACCGTCCTCTCTAAACCATAAACTGGATATTGTTCGCCGTCTGGATGTTGGAGAGCCGCCCAATCACGACATCATACTTGCGGAAGCTCAGTTCAATCAGGCAGTGGTACAGGTTGTTCACCACATACATGATAAATTCCTTGGAGAATGAGTTTTCCACAGCAGTGTCAAAGATGCGGATGGTCTCGTTCATCACTTGTGCTGCCTTCTTGTAGTCTTGCTTGTTGAGCAGATTCAATAAGCCACCCACACGGCAGTCGAGCACGGCCTCATTCATCAACTGGATGCGGGAGTTGAAAGCCATGTGTAAATTTGGAGACTGGAGACTTGGAGATTTGTCGAGTGTTTCTTTCTTAATTTGTTGTTTGATATATATAGGGTATGTCCCTTTCAATTTTTTTCATTTTCAAAAGGAATTTCGTAAAATTTTAACATTTTTATATTTTCTGAAATTTATTTTTTTGTTTTTCGAATTTTTTTTAATTTTTTTGAAATTTTATTTTGTATTTTATCGCGTTATGTTGCTTTGGATGGTGTAAAGGAATTTGTTTCAAAAGCAGTGGGAGAATAAAAAATATGAAAGGAAAGAAAGGTGATACCCACCAAAACGAAGAGAAGTAAGGCACACAAGTACCTTACAAGTCCCCATAATGGCAAGCGGCAAATGGATGGTTGAAGGGTTTACAAATACATACGTGTATCCATATGCTGGTCAGAGTGTCATAGGTCTGTCGTCTCAACAAATCGCCGAGATGTACGCAAGAGTTGGCCAAGCGTGGGAAAATCACACCGATAAACAGCAAGATCTGGGAGCGGCCAACACCACAGACAAGAAGAAACAAAGGTTATCCTATTGGTTTTCGAATGAAGGCGAACGAGATTGGGTAATGTATGCTTTGTCTGTTGAGGAGTTTGATGCTTACACGGCTGGTTCCCAGTTGGTGAAGGTGTAAACAAAACAAAAAAAGGAAATTTTTAGTCTAGATTGTTTTTACTATTTGCAAGCGTGCTTTTCTTGGGTGTCACAAATTCAGTTTGCCGGGTATATCTTATAATATAGGACATAAGGCATTTTAAAGGCATTAAAGTAACTTAAAGTAAATATATTCGAATGACGTTGTCATTAGATTGAAAAAAATGAATTTTTCAAGATTCCACAACATTCCATTTATACCCTTTGTAAATATCACCATTTGCACTTACTTTATGTATTGTTTTATGACATATTCTGTGTGCATTTGTTACATCTTGGATACATGAAAATGTTTCCAAGACTTCATTAGTTACTGGATCAATGCGTTGAACTGACTTGGAGCATGTCCCCACACGAAGTGGTTTTGGAAGTGTTCCTGTGAATGTTGTTTGCAATTCAGGGGAACAATTATCATACATTTCCCAATAAAAATTACCTGCTTGCCTTTTCTTTGTGATTGCTGATGAAATTTGACTTGAAGAAAGCTGTGTGGCTGTTATTACACCCGCTTGATTTGGAAATACATTAACAATTGTTTTCTTATCTAAACTTATTTGAGCAACAAAACCTTTCTTGTGTATTGCCTTTTCAGGAATATTGCTCTCTACAGTTTCTGGTATATTTTCTGGAATTTCGGTATTTCCATCTACCAGATACCACCTAAAACCAGCGAAAACGGTATTATTTAGACACACATTTCGAATATGGTAGTCATGAATATTTTGATTGTTTAATGATCTAGCTGCTTCTCTCAAACTCAAAAAAGTTTGTACAGGATTTTTCAGATCATCAGGAGAATATTTAAAAACCCTACGGTTTCTATCTTGGAAATATTCCTCATCTTCATTGTCACTATCATTGTCAATAGGTGTTTCAATCGGTACATTCCTTACTTCATTATGACTCATTGAAAGTAACTCAAGAAGTTTCTTCTTTACTTCCACATCCTCTGTGTTGGCTATCAACTGTAATAGTTTTTCATTGTGTTTCATTCTTGCCATTTCTACTTGTTGATTTGGTGACAGTCCATTAAAGTTATCAATGTGTTTTTTGATAATTCTAATCAACTCTTCATATGTAAAATCATTGCTTATTTTTATTGTTTCTGTTCCAACCTTGTGTTTTACAATATCTTTGCGGTGTAGCAGGTATTGTTCAAATGCATGGGGTTTCGCACATGGAAATACATCCATAAGAAGGCATATTGTGTAATCAGGACGCAATGAAATAACACGTTGCTCAATATCGTCCGTTTCACCAAGTTTGATTATGAAGGTTTCATCATCAATTTCCTGAACTTTTGTTACATATACAAGTGGGGTCTTTTTGTGAGATTCTACAAGTTTTTTGTGCAGGTTGATTGCATGTTGGTTCTTCATATCAAACATATTTAATTCAAGAGCAAGCATTTGCGCTTGGTTTTGCTCTTCAAGATATTTGAAAAATATTGCTTCCATTTTGCTATAATATTTCCTTGTACGTTTACCTTTTTCTGTATTGGCAAGCATACACAACCCTTTAAAAGTTTCAACGTTCATGAGAATTTGCTCTTTGTTTTGACCACCATGAACTCGCCTTTCAGACGGGATAATTGAGGTAGATAAACGGAAGTCAATGTTTTCTTCAAAATTTTTGATCAAAGTTTTTTTAGCACTTCCCTTTGTAGAATATCCCAACCACTCCCAAACATTATCCAAATCAACCACAAATTTACTATTATCATTTCCATTCAACAAGTATAATTGAAAATTAAGATTAAAGTGCTCCTTATTTTCACCATGTATATCTTGCATTAGCATTCTTGTAAGTTTATTATCATCTTCATTGCTGTCATGTTGCAATAATTGCAAATCTTGTGCCATTTATTTATATTAAACTCGGCAATGCCTTAAATAAGTTTTTATTCAAAATTGAAAGAAAAGAAGGGTGATTGAAATTGAGTTTAATCTTGCTCCCTCCAAAAGAGAGAAACCTTTCAAGACTCTGTATTTTCAACAAACTTCCACATAAATCCTTTATAAACTTCATTAGTCTTACAAACCCTTAACAAAGTCTCACGGGCTATGTGAAATTCTTTTAGAACTTCATTGATAGATGTATGAATCTTAACACTTTGGAGAGTTTGAGGATGAATCTGTTCTATTTGTGTTCCTTTTGGAAGAACTGGAGAAGGCAATTCAGCTCTTGACAAATATTCAAGTTGTAGTTCTTCGTTACAATCCTTGAATAATTTATAATAGTTTCCTTGAGATATTGTCCCCTTTTTGATGGCGTTATTGATTGCCGTCTTGTGCTTTAATTTTTTTGCCCTTGCTGCATCTGCTTGTGACAGAAACACATCAACAATCTTTTCTTTTTTCAAATCAAGCATGGCAATGAGTTTTGGAATTGATGTTGAAATATCAAATGTTGGTGGAATTTGGTATTTCACATCTTCATCAAGTCTTTCAATAAAGAACCATCTGTATCCATTATATATTGTATTTCTCGTAGCGGCAGATTTCACGCCCACCTTGGAATAAGTTTTATTTTTCCTGATAACGTCCATTAATCCTTCATATGTTTCTAATAATTCAAAAGTTTCGGCATTGTACTTTTGAACACGTCTATTTTTAGTATTTTCACGAGGTCTGTCATCTATACTTTTTTTGGTTATGTCTTCATCATGGACAATATCTTCATCAGTTGTCTCAGTATGACTCATCTTATCATTTGTCAGTTCATCCATGATGACTTTGAGCAATGCTTCATTTTTAGGAGGATTTTTAAGGATCTCGATAATGCTTTGTAAATTTTCTTGACGTTTTAGGTTGAGATCTAACCTTTTCCCTTCAATATGCAACCGCGTATTTTCCAAATATTGTTCAGGGTTAAAACCAAAATAGGAAGTTATGTTCTTTTTCACAACACCAATTGCCTCTTCATACTCCTCTTTTGAAAACATAAATAATTCTGTTGAGCGTTTCCCATTCACAGTATCAACATATCCGTGACAAGTGAAAGTTGGATGTCTCTTAAGAAACAACTCAAATTCCCTGTTATTGTTACATTCAAATACATTTTGTAGGACTGACATACCATAATCATTTGCATGTTGTCTTGTCCGTGACTTGATGTCATCAGTCCAACCTAATTTTATAAGTATGTTTTTCTCATCGACTTCCTTTACCTTTGTGAAATAAACTACACGCTTTCGATTTAGAGACGAAACAAATGTATTGTGAATTGCTCTTTCTTCTTGAGCTTGGGCAATTTCTGCATCTATCTCCCTCTGCCGTTGAAGTTCGTAAGTTCCCGTTAAACGAATTTCTTTGACTGCCTTACCTACCCATTTTTGAAATACCCTTGCAATTGGTTTCCTTGACATTCCCAAAAGCCGGTACAGCCCCAACTCTGTAAGAAACGTGACTTGTTGCGGTCCACCAGGGGTATATGTAGTGTGTATAACCTTTTCATCCGCATCATCAAATTTTTTTACAGTTGTATGAATGTTTTTAATTTCCAAAACCTTTCCAATCTGGTTGGCTTGAAATAGCGGATCCTCATCAGTACCAAGTATATTGATTTCATATTCATCATTGGCAAGTTTAAAAACTTTTAAGATATCCATTGTATAAATATTATACAAATAGAACCTTTAAGTGATTTTTAATTGAAATTTTAGATAAAATCCATTTACAAGTTATCTAAAGATAGAAAAACAATACAAACATAAAGAAACCTGAACCACCCTAGTTACTGTAAGCTAACCCTCCCATGCCGCTCATTATGCGGAGAACATTATAATTCACGGCGAATACACGCACCTTGGCGGTACGAGAGCCACCCTTGTTTACGGTGGTGGGGGTTAGGGTGAGGTTTAGGGTGGCGGAGTCAATACGAGAGAAGTTGCAAGTTCCGCTGGGTTGGTGCTCTTCGGGTTTTAGGCCGAAGGAGTACACGTTGATACCCTTGGAAGGTACATTCTCGTGGTGTTGATAAGGCTGTACAAGATTAAAGTAGCGACCGTCCATCTCGGCAAAACGGTCATGTCCATTGAGTTGGATCTTGGCGGTTGCCACTGGGTTGGCACCACCCTCGAAGGAGGTTGGCACAAACACGTGGTTAGCACCACCAGCTGCGGCACCGGGCATACCACCTGCCATGTTCTCAACATCGGTGGAAGTGGTGTGGGGTGCAATTACACCACCAACACCACCGGTGGCATCCTCAGCACCGTAGGCTGCGGTGGAGGTATAGGTGACATCGTAGTCATCAGTGTAGTTGAACCATTGAGCACCGAAGGGGGCTGCGGATGCAACGTTGTCATCGGGTTGCACAACCCAAACCAATTCCTTGGTGGGGTGATTGAAGTTCAGTTTAATCTTGTTACTGGTGGTGGAGGTAGACTCGTCACCAGTGAATTGAAGTTGTTCAATCGTTAATACTTCCATCTTGCGATGGGAGACTAGACTATATCTTAAGTCTTTTAAAGACCCACTAACATTTAGTCGTTGGACACCTTCTTTTTTACTTGAAGTAATAGAGAAAGTTGCTGCGGATTGTCCAAATCTTCTCATAACATGATGGAAGATTCCTAAGGAGTTTCCCGCAATTTGAAAGTGTCGCGAATTACAAGGTGGAGAAGGATTTTGTTCTCGTAATTCACTAGCATCAATTTTGATACTTTTTACCTCTTTTTTTAACAAAAGGTATTCGTGGGACACTTGAGCGAAACGGCGACGCTCATCAGTGTCTAGGTAGATGTAATCCGCAAACAGAGATGCGGATTTTAGGTCACCGGGCACAACGGCGGTTTGGTCGGACACCCATGCGGAAGAGGTGGCGTCCCAGTTGGCGGCCCAGTATAGGTTCTTGAGGTCGTTCAGCTCAAGGTTGATCTTCACTTCGTGGTATTGTACTCGATACTCTTCTTGGGAAAGAAGAGGATGGACTATATCTTAAGCATACTTGTATATATGCCCAAAACCGTTTAGTCTCTGAACCTTCCTGTTTAAACAGGCTTGGCTGCGGGTTGTCCCTCATAACAGAGATTTTTACCATACCTGAGTTTTTCTCTCAGCCAATGCAAGCTCTCGCGAACATTTTGGTACTCTGAAATGTCTAATTTTAAATTGATTTTCGGGATTTTCACGCAATTTGATTTTGTCGCAAAATTCAATTTTATCAAAGTATTTGGGAGGAGGTTTTTGATGTTTTTGAATTTTACTAGCTTAATAGCTTTTTTGCCCTATAGTTAAGGCGATCAGGGGTAGAGCTCCTTTATACTTTTCCTTTCAGAAAAGAGTGGACTATATCTTCAGTATAATTTATTTATACCCAGAACTATTTAGTCTCTGAACCTTCAGGGGTTTTCCCTGCTTGGCTGCGGATTGCCTATTTCCAGTTTTGTCAATATAATCTTGTCAAAACTATCATCTAAGAGATTTTTACCATACCTGAGTTTTTCACTCAGCCAGTGTAAGGAGTTTCTTACACCTTGGTACTCGTTTAAGTTATAGTGTTTCATAAAACGATGAAGTGATATTATACTATTAAAAAATTCATATAGTCTAATTTTTTTCCCTTTTTGAAAATTGTCATGTAGAGGTTGCATGTTTTTCCAATTGAATGCTATATCAGCCTGTGAAGGAAATTCAAATAATGCTAATGGCAAAATATGGTCAACAGTCCAGTAAGTGCCATAGTTTTCCCATGACATATTACTGTCAAATTGATATTCAAGCCACATTTTCAATGTAGTAAGAGAACATCCAATATATGATACAGATGATCCTTTTTTATTGTTATATTTTGTAAGACATTTGTAGACATAGTTCCGATGATTACACACAAGTCTGTATACTATATCTTCTTTCTTTTTGTTACGTCTTACTTCGTTATATGTAGATTGATAATATAACAATAATTGTTCTTGTTTACATTGCTTGCACTCATGTCTATACCCATGTTCGGTATCTCTTTTTGGAAAATCTGTCAAATCTTTTATAATATTACATTTACTACATTGCTTTTTACCATCAATTATGTAAGGAACAAATTTTGTTCTTGTACCTGTTGCAATTTCAACTTTGTAATTCCTTACATATTCATTCCTACATGACTTACATTGTTTACGGTATTTTTGGGTATCACTTCTTTTCTCAAATTCAGAAATATTTTTCACTTTGTTACACAATGTGCATTCTATTTCCATTAAAATTTTATTTGCACTATATTCTTAAATGTTTAGATATTAAGGTGTTCCCGCAATTTAATTCTGTCGCATTGATTCAAATTAAACCAATACTAGCGTTTATTGATATCTTGGAAAACAATTTTTGGGAGGAGGTCTTCCAAGATTACCAAACACTTTTAAGTCCTAACTCATTAAGACCTGGGTTACGGCAGAACCAGAATTGTAGAGGAATGTATAGCACATCACCGGCGACGGTTACGGTGCTACCAGTCTTGTTTTGGGTGGGAGTGGTTAGGTGGGGAACGTTACCAACCATGTTAGCATAGCCCAGTTGGTGGCCAGCAGTTTGGGTCAGCTCGTTCCAGATGTGGAGCCAATCGCTATAGTGTTTATCACTTTTATACTTACTTTTTCAAGTAAGAATAGACTATATCTTGAGGTCCTCAGACCCCGCTGTCTTTTAGTCGTTGAGCTAGGAAAGTTTAAAACTATCCCAGTTGCGGATTATCCTTTGAAGGAGACTTGTGTAATCTCCTTGAAAATTGGGATTTTTACCATACCAGAGTTTTACTCTCTGCCACCAACACTTCTCAATGTTGGTTTGGTACCCTTTATTAATGTCAAGAAAGTTCTGTACATGATAGAAGTGTGCTTTAATCATGGAAGGTATTATTTTGCTAGACTTTTTGTAATTCTCATGTTTCAATAATGGTTGAAGATTTGTCCAATGAAAACATGTACCTTGTTCACGTCCAGATGTGAGGTCAAAAAAGGCCAATGGTATAACATGGTCAATATCCCATACAGAGCCATAATTATCCCACGTCATATTTGATGAAAATTTGGTAGAGATGAAGTGTCTAAATTCTTGCAATGAGCATCCTAACAAAGCCATAGTGCTATTATCTTTTCTTCTAAATCTCGATCGAAGAGAGTTTATTATACGAGCTTGTACATCATTTTTCCTTTTTTCCCTTATGCGCAAATTTCGCTTTGCTCGTGTATTTATGTGGTATTGCTTAATTTTGTCCTTGTTGTTTTGGTAATAAACTCTTTTTTGGAAATTATATGTATCACGCATTATCTGGCGTCTGTTCTTATTAGCAATAATACACTTCTGCTTGTTATTCTCATAATATGATTTATCTCTAGCTTTGTAGTCTTCAATATTTTGTAGCCTTCTTTGTTTTTGTTCTGTGCAGCGACAAGTTTTGCATTGATTTCTGATTCTCTCATTTCCATTACTATACTTTGTTATAGTAAAATCTGTGTATTTCAGTTTCATCTCACCACAACTGTTACACGTTTTGGTTTCAAGCAAATCATGCTCCATGTAAAACTTTGTTTTTTTCTTGACTTTAAGTATTTTCATTTTTTTTGGATTTTCCCGCAGTTTGACAGCGTTGCAAATGGATTTTGGGAGGAGGTCATAAATCCATTTACTAGCATGTTGTTAATATACTTTTTTGCACTGGAAAGTCAATGCGTTGCCCTCCAATTTCCACTTCCACGGATTTGACTAGGGCATGGCCCAGCCAGTTTAGCCAACGGAAGCCCTTGTTGTTTGCAACAAGGACATCTGGTAGCTCTGCGCGTAGGTACACGCGGTGGATCAGATCACCATTACGAGAGATGGTGCTGGTCACTTTCTTGCCCCAATTTGCGGACCCATTGAATGTTTGTTCAATGGATTCCATTGAATTACAAAAAAATTCATCATTTCTGATGAAATTGATATTTTTGTGGACTATACCTTAAGCAAATCATATTGATTCACCGACAAACTTCTAGTCTCTGGAGATTCTTCTGATATAATCAGAAGCTTTCCTGCAGATTACCCATTTCAGGATGATGATTCCGTCATCCTACACGTTTTTACCTTTGGCAACCAAATATGTTTATTTGATAGGTGGATAAAATCCACATCGGTCATTACCCGAGTTCTTTCTAGTAACACTGTTCTAGAAATGGTAGTGTAGGTGTTAGGGGTTTCCCGCAATTTGAATGTCTTGCAAATGAAAGAAAGCCTTTCATTCACTAGTAGCTAAGACCCTTTTCAGGGCTACTCTTCTAACCATACATTTAGTTAGTGTGGCGGCGATAGACCACCTTGAAGAAAGTGATCTGGGGGTTACCTGTTCTTTTTACCCCATTATTCACATAATGGGAAGGACTATATCTTAAGCTTTTCAAAAGCCGAAAACTATGTAGTCTCTGGACATGAGAATATTCTCATGCTGCGGATTATCTGTAACACCAAAAGATTTTCACCATACCAGAGTTTTATCTCTGCCAGTTTTTAAACCTTGGTACTTTTGGCTTCAACCAGACTTTTCCGTCAATTTAGTTTTCTCGCAGAAGTTTTGATGAACTTCCACTAGCAAATGTGGTTTTTGGGGAAGCCACTTAGGGTTTTTCATTGCACATATTTCCCATTTTGTACAATCCCATTGCTTTTCAACCCAACACAGTTAGGTAGATATCTTGCACCTACACCTGATATTTCTATCAGGAGTAGAATAAACCTTAAGGATATATTCTTCATATCCCGAATGCCGTCTATTCGTTGAACCTTTTTGGTTAAAACCAAACTTGGCTGCTGATTACCTTGAACTTTCAAAATTTTAACTGTTTTTGAAAAACTAGTATTTGAAGTTTTATAATAAGGTGTCCCAGCAATTTGGCATTCTTGCAGTTGTTGGTAAGACAACCACTAGCAAGCAATACTTGCCTACTTTTAGCGCCCAAGATGTCAAGCGCCATCGTTACTACTTGTATTTTCATACAAGACTAGATTATACCTTGAGCAAGTTTCAACTTGCCCGCCAACATCTAATCGTTGAAGGTTGGTCTTTTGAAGACCTTTCCCTGCGGATTGTCCAAATCTACTATTTTTACTTTAAAAGTTTAGTAGATACCTCAGGATATTCCCGCAATTTGAAGGCGTCGCAGAGGTTTTACCTCTACTGGCATTATTAAAATACCCTTTAGCTCATGTTGTACAAGCTACTCCATAAATCTGTAATCATTACATTACAGTGGGACTATATCTTAAGCTAGGGGTTGTGTCCTAGCCCACCGATTGTAGTCTCTGAACCTTCCAAGGAAGCATAATGTGCTTTCCTTAGCTTGGCTGCGGATTATTCTCACACATAACGTTTTTACCTTGCCTTTGGGCATTAGCCAGAGGTATTTATTCACCTTGAAGTGAGCAAAGTGGTAGTTATGTAATTTAATGAACCTTCCCGCAATTAGCCGGTGTTGCAGGGATATAGTTTATGATAAAAAAGCGATCCCTACTAGCGAGATATTGAAATCTCACTTTAACAACCTGTAGTCAAGTTGCATAAGCAAGTGTGCTAAAACACACTTGGACTGTATCTTAATGGATAATTTTAACTTATCCACCATGCCCGTTCAGTCTCTGAAACGGTTGGTACTGTGACCAACTCGTCTGCGGATTACTTCATACCCATGACCTTCTTACCATTGGGAAGTGCAATTAACACTGTTCCCTTTTCAAATCTCTCCGAAAAGGTGGTAGTCATGAGCTTGAAAAAGCTTCCCGCATCAAGGCATGTTGCAGGGGTTTGAGGTACCCCTACTAGCAGATGTTTTGCAACATCCACTGAGGCCATCATTGACCTCCTCCCATTTTGCTTTTTTATAACATAACATGAGAAAAAAAATCTATTGCATGGGCGGAATTTAAACTTACCATAATTTAATCATTCTCAAAATTTATGTTCTAACACTTGAACAAGTATGAAAAAGGCAAACCAAAATACACACAAAATAAAACGCACTTTTAATAAATTCCCTAAGAGAAGAAATTAATTTATTTAAAAATAAAAAATCAAATTTTCAAATCAGTTGTAGTTTGCCTTATAAATTTGTTCAAGTGCGGGATCATATTTCACACACAAATACAGTAGATTGCGGGCATTTTCCTTACTCCATTGTTTGTTATACTCTTTCACGTGAATTGTTGTTTTATCAGACAAAAATTTGCTATTAACAAACATGTAATTCTGGAGTTTACCCTGTATATATGGAATTAAGAACCGTACTGATTGTTGAATACTTGAACCTGATGGAGATTTATAATTATAATAATCAAATGTGGGATTGTGAACATTGAGATTTTCTAATGCAAAACGGAGTGCTTGAAGGTTGAACACATGATAAGTCAAGGAATCTCTCTCTATAAAGTCTAAAGAATTTCCATCTGGATGCAAATTATTCTCAATTTGTTTCAAGAAGTGTGTATGTGCCCAATCTAAGAATGTGGCATGGTTATATGTTCTTCCAATATTAGCTACAATATGAATTCTATGAGATTGAAAATTATTCATGGTTTTAAATCCTTCGTTAAATGTCCGGATTTGAGCATCTGCGATTTTGATTGCCCAATCGTGTATCTTTTGATATTCATCCTTTGGAAGTTTATCGTCTATTTTGAGTAGTGCATTGAATAAGAAATATATGTTGTGCTCTTCCATTGGATTTCCCGATGGTTTGTGAGTTGTAACAACATCTAGTATGTATTCACGTAATAGATTATAGTTTTTTATGGGATCTTTTGAAAGTTGTAAAATACTGCTTAGAACATTATCAAATTTGAACATTTCTAGTTTAACAATATCTACATTTTCTTAAACCATTCTACAAAATTTGTCAAATTAAAAGTAATTTAAGAAAAAGAATAGGAAGAATAATTATACATGAATGCTAA